GCAAAACTACCTGTTGTCACTACGGAAGTATTTTTTAAATCCTCATTATAATCTACTTGCTCATATATTTTAGTAAGATTAAAAATAGACTCTTTGGCTTCGTCTCTAAACGCATGTTTCTCTGTTCTTGGAAACTGGCGATAGTATTCATTTAAACCATCTTGATCTTCTTTTAATCCCTCAACTTCATTGTTCCAGTGTTCTATAACACCTAAATCAATTAATTCTCCATCAACACCTTTTACAGGGTTTTTTGGCGTGTCAAATACAGGTAATCCAAAAGCGTCAATGTATCCTTCGTAGTTCCATTCCATAGGTATGAACAAAGAATAGAGTCCTGAACTAGTCTGTCCGTTGCGGTTTCTTTTATTAACATTTGAATTATAGTATAGTTGTTTAAAATTATTACCTCCTTTTTCTAAAGCGTTTGATGTCGAACCCATCATACACTTACCTACTATCTTACTACCTAATCTTAAACACGTTTTTGTAACCCTCCAGTTGTTTAATATATTGTCAGGTCTTTCCCACTTTCCACTTTCATCATGTACTAGTAGTTTTAATTTTTCTCCATCATAGGAGTTATCTCCTGTGTTTTTCCAATCAATAGTTGTATCTAAGCCCTCTAGTTCCTCTTCAGTTTCGCCTTCGTTAAGCTTTCGTCTGGTAAGCCTGGATGCGGGGATTCTATAGGCAAGCTCCGTTTTCGGCCTGTCCATACCGTCTTGGATTGGTTTAAAGAAGAACGGGTAATTACTTGAAATGGGTACAACTTTATCTGTAAACATTTTTTTTGCATCGGCTCCAGATTTGGACAATATTCCAAACCGTGAATCCGTTGATATGGTAGCCATGTTAACTGTCTCCCCAGACGCCATGAATGAAAATCCCGAACGTCTGTTCTTGAGATATGACATACCATAACATCTTTTGTCTGCTTTGCAAGCTTCCCAGAATATAAAGAATAGTCTGTTCGATTCCCTAAAGTCTGCTGCCCCAACATCAATTTTGGACCACTGCAAGTACATGTAATGAGTACCAGTGATATAAGCAGGCTTACCCTTGTTAAAAAACCAAAAACCTTGTTCTCTCTTTTCAAATTCTTTGTCTATATATTCGTACCACTTTTCTTTAAAATCATTTGGGTATTTTTCCCAATCAAAAACACTTTTTATTTTTGCCAGCTCTTTAGGATATTCTAGCTTGCTCCAATATTGTTCTTCTTTCTTAGCTGAACGCTTTTGTATATCTTTTGGTTCTTTAGGTAGAGCGATGTTAAGATCCTGGATAGTATATATTTCTCCAATTTCTCCAGTTTTGCTAATAACCACAACGTCATGCTCAGCATTATAACCATACTTCCATTTTTTATACCTATTCATCCGCTTTATAATTTGCGGTTTTATATGATCAGTATTTACTTTATATAAAGATTGCTTGTACATTATTTAGATCTTCCTTCAGCGAAGCCTTTGAAAGCTTGTTTCTTTTCCTCTTTAGGTTTCTCTTCTAACCTNTCCTCTTCCTCTTCTAACCTAGCTAGTATTTCAAAAGCATCGAATATAGCTAACTTTTTAGTAGCTGCTGCATTTTTAAGTTTGTCTGCTGACAAATCCTCCTCTGAATCAACGATAGCTTCTTTAGCTACTTTTATTAATTCTTCAACGGCTATGTGCCCAGCTTGGATTATATTCTTCTTCGTCTCCTTTGTATTCATATTTAATTACGATATCATTTGATTTCATACAATATAAACGCTTGTCTTCAAAAACAAACTCAAACTCAGAGTTAGGAAGAAACCCAATTAAATCACCAGGTAGTATTTCAGCGTCTTCTAAGGACTTGTTTCCGTATTTTAGTATACCAATAAGTTCTTTTTCTTTTTGNTTCTTTAAAACGTCTGTTTCCGCAATAGGTGATACAAAACAATATTGCATATTAGCAATCCAAGTATCATTCCTTTTATACATATATATTTGATCCGAGTTGGCAAAAAACAAATTGTCTTTAAAAAACGTAGAACCGTTTCTTTCGAGCCCTTTGATGTCGTACCATCTTCTAAATATATTGTGATGTATTACTACTTTATCTCCAGGTCTTATATCCGTTTTTAAAGCTAAAGGTACTGAAACAACAATAGCTTCCTTACTAACAGATCTCCAATCCTCTACTTGAGTATTAGTAATTAAATCTTTATCACCTACTTTTACTTTATTGTTATACCGATCATTTAAAGGTTTAACGATAAATTGACCAAGACTATTCATTAATACTCCAGATCGTATTCAACGGATATAGCCATGTTAGAATTAAATTTCTTCCATGGCATAGTCTCGTTGTTTTTACTTATGTANATATTATAAGACATATCATCTTCGTCAAGCAATATAGCTTTTATCTCGTGGCCTCCGTATACGGTTTGCCCCACGGAATAATGCATCGCATCACTTTTGTAATCTGATCCTATACTTATTTTTCTAACTATCTTGCTCATCTTCTATTTCTGTATATTCACCGGTTTCTAAATTAATATTAACCTTGCCGTATGCGCTTTCTAAGTCTTTTTTAGTATCTTCTATTTGAGCATTGACTTGAGCAAAAGTGTGTAATAATTCATGCTTTTTAACTTCTAGCAAACCTAAATTGTTGATAAGCTTGTCAGCGCTATTTTGCTGCGCAATAATGTTGTCTAATTCTTCTTGTTTAATTTTACTCATAATTTAGTTTAATTTGATTGTTCCTTAAGTTATAGTTACCTGTAATACAGGAATTTTAGTTTTTAGAGTCTTTATCTTTTTTAGTTAATAAATACCATTTGTTTATTGTGTACCCTATGGTAACCATTAACAATGATATTTTTAAAATATTGTCTAAACTAGTCATCGATATTCCGAGTGTAAATCCGTTAATGCCGTAAATTTTTAAATCGTCTACTGTCATTAGATATTAATTTATAGCTAAAATTTCAGTAGCTGTTGTTGCATCTAGCACAGCTTTTACCACTATACGTAAAAATGAACCCGCGGCAACCGCTTTAAAAATTACTACCGCATCACTTTCGTCTCCAGCCATTCTAACGTGTAAGTCTCCCGCGCCTCCTACATATAAAGTAGCTTCCCCTCTAGGTACAAATGCTTCTGTAAAATTTGTGTCACTTTTAGTTACTGCTTTTGCATTTCTGCATATTAATTTTGTTTCTTGTTCTAAGTTGAAATACCTTCCCATTTTTGTTGTTTGTTATTTTGTTAAATTGTTTTTCTTTTCGTATGATCTAAATCCTGCTAATCCTAACATTCCAAATAGAACTTGCATTGTAATAGTTGTATCTATAATAGGGAAAGTTGAATCCCACCCGTTTACTGTAAATATAAACCTAAGTAACGGCTCTAATAATACTGCGTATAATAATCCAAAACCACAAACCCAACCTACAAAAGGTCTCCAGCCTGCAACAAATACAGATCTGTGAGTAGCTTCTGCTACATTAATTTTAGTTTGCACTTCCGCTAGCTTAGCCGCAATATCCAGCTGCTTATTAGGATCTAGCTCTTTACCCTTGATAGCCTCTCTAATATCTTTAGCTAAACTACCTAATCCTTTTGTCCCGCTACCTAATAATCTGCTTAGCCAATTCATATATTAATATTTATTTTTTAGATTTAGCTCCAGAGCACTTCCATCTTTTTCTAGACAGATTGTTTGGAGTATTAGGATCGTTTTGCTTCTTTTTGCTTAATCCTTTTTTTATCCCTAAGCTTCTAGCGCAATAGCTATCGCCCTTACTGGTGCCTGGTCTAACACGAGGCCCTCCGCTTTTAGCTGAACCAGCTTGTCCATAACTTACTTTTTTACCGGACGCTGTTATTTTTACTTTTGCTTTTCCTTTTCTGGGTGTTGCCATAATTATCAGTGTTTACAACCGCAAGGTTTTTTAGTATTTACTTTTTTTTTACAACTTTCTTTTTAGTCTTTTTAGCATAAGCTTTTGCATCTGCTTTTCCTTTTGGCGTGTACGCGAATTTCTTTGTTCCTACTTTTGGCATAATATTTATTTTTTACGTGTTTTCTTTTTAGGTACACAATTAGGTACCTTTCTACCTGACTTCATTTTTAATCCTACCATTTTGTGAGAATCCCAACAGGGTGTTTTCTTTTTCTTTTTCATATTACCACATATTAGTTATATTTTCGTATTCTTTGGTAGCATCAAAACTAGGGCATGCTTTCGAAGAAAAGTCTCTATGACCAAATATTTCTACCTTTGGATATTTAGTTTTATAATGTTCTAGTATATCACACAAAGCCTCTTTTTGGCATTCAGTACGAGTGTCTTTGGGATTCATATCTTTATCAACCCCTCCGACATAAGCGACACCTATAGAATTTTTGTTCTGACCTTTACAATGAGCACCACTTCTTTCTATTGGTCTTCCTTCGTGAACAGTTCCATCTAGGTAAATCATTATATGATAACCAATATCGCTCCATCCTCTAGCCTTGTGCCATTGACGTACGTCTTCCACGGTAACAACTCTGTTTTCAGGAGTAGCAGTGCAATGTACTATTACTTTGTTTATCTCCCTCATGTTGTTATAATGAATTTAAGTCTGTCATAATTCTTTCTTTAATTTCCTGTTTAAATCCAGAGGTAGAACCTTGTCTTTCAGCGTTGCTACCAAATACAGCCGCTGCTTGATCCTGAGCCGCTGGAGGGAAAACCGGTGCTGAAGCCGCAGCATTATAAGAATCGGACATAGGAATGTTAGGTGCCGCACCAGTTGCGTAACTCTGCGAAACACGTCCAGTTTGTGCATTTGCGTTTGATTGTTGGTATATATCTTCGCTTCGTAGATCGCTTTGATTACTGGAATATTCCATCATTCCTTTTACATCAAAAAAGTCACCGCCTTGCGCCTTCCATCCAGCCATATCAAACTGGTTACTTCCTGTTGCTCCTCCTCCGAAAGCTCCACTTACTGCTGCTCCAAACATAATTTTATTTTTTATTATTTATTATTTATTGTTTTTAATATTGACTCATAAAAGTTATTCATGTGTTCAATGTTAGATGTTGCTTTGTTCATTTTGTTTACATATCTTTGTTGAGCTTCAACGATTAAACTTGTATCAGCAAAAGGAGNGTCTTCCCATTCTTGTTCTTTAAACTTATCTGATTTTTCAAAAGCGGCATAAAGAAATATAAGCGCCTCTATTATTAATCCAATAGTTAACATTTTTCCCCCACCTGGCCAGTGCTGGATTTTAAATAAAGCACCCATAATAACTATTGCGCCCCCGACACTATAAACAAAATTACTGAATTCAATTTTTTTAAACACTAGATTTGATTTTAATTAATTATTTTTTCTTTTTTCCAAACATACTACTAAGACCAGCTCCTCCTATTGCTACTGGTGCAACCGCTCCTGTTAGCTTGTTCATACTTTTTGCTAAATCAGAAAAAGAAGATTTATCAACAAAATCAAACATTCTAGTCGAACTTATAAATCCTCCTTTAGAACCATCTTTACGTGTTGTAATACTTCCTCTAGGATTTTTCTTGTAAAACTCGCTAGCTTTAGTTAAGTCCTTTTGTGTTATGTCAGACCAAGTACCTTTTTTATTTGATATAAACTTGTCGGTTAACATTTGCTGTCTTAGCTCTTGCGCGAATGAAGACGGCTCTGGATCTAACGCTGCGCGACGCATTGAGCGTCCACCCGAATAAAGTCTCTCTGACTTTTGATATGGTGTTACTTTATTAAAATAACCTTTGCTTGCTTTTTGAGTTGCAGTTAATGATTCATCTGGAATCTGCTTAAGAGCTCTTAACTCTATATCTATAGGGCTTCCTTTTCCAGTTGCGTTATACTTGTTCCCTTTAATCANATGNCCTATCTCATGCTTAATAGGTGCTTTACCTGATATGTTTGCTCCTATATGAGAAGNCATCTCNTGAGCTTGTCCACTATTTATTAAACTCCCCCCGGCTTTGTTCAGCTTTACACTACCACCACGAGCTGTTTGTTCTGTACCATATATAGCTTGCATAGCTTTACTCCTATTCAACGAGCCGTCTTTCCTTATAGCTTTACTTGCATCAATATTAGCACTACCCGAGTTTTTTATGGTTGAAATAGTTTGTTTAACATCTTCTTTAATAGATTTTGCATCCATTTTTTTACCCGTAAGTTTAGCATATGCAATAGCTTCATCCTTTAGCCTTTGTTGGCCTTGAGGGCTACTCATATTAGTTACAGTTTCACTTATAACTTCCTTATAGTTTTTTCCTTCTTTAGCTAGCTCTCTAACTAACGGTTCTATTTCTGCAACAGCTTTCTTGTTTTTTCCTGTTATATTACTTAAAAACCCCATCTTGTCAGCGTTCTTAGGATTTGGCGTAGAAAGCNTTGCTCCTATATCACTAACACCTTCTAGATTTTGCCCAGGACTAAAAAAGTTTTTAATAGANCTAGATACATCNTCNCCAAGTTTAGGTGCGTTTTTTAATACTTTAGGTACATTTTTTGCACCTTTCATAATCTTACTTGCTGCACCTATTCCAAATAAATTTGAAGGGTCTGCTAGTACATCCATAGCTGTATTCAAAGATCCACCTACATCCCACCCNGGTTTATCCTCTAAACCCATTGTTTGAGAAGGCGTTCTTTGTTTGCCNGGTGTTACTGCATTTTTAAAAGAAGAAGGGTTACCTCTCATTTTTTCAATTCCCTCAACTGCTAATGACTGAGGTGCTTGAATTAAGCTTCCAACACCTTCCGCAATACCTCCTAAGAACGAAGCAGTTGTCATTTGTGAAGGTTTCTCTCCTCTAGCTTTTTGCCTTAAAGCTCTACCAATAACTCCTTTTCCTTTAGAAAGCTTTCTTTCTGATTTAGTTAAGCTATTAAAGTTAGGCTGTTTATTATAATCATTACCAGCAACAATAACAACTTCGTCCAAAACATTTGGAATATTAGCAAAAGTACCCTCTTCCGCAGCTTTATAGTATTCAGGAGTGTCTCCTGTAACTTGCAATAAATTAGAAGGTATATCTCTACC